GTTGAAGATAATTTAAATACTGTATTTTTTAGTGGTACTTTAGACCCAACAGATTTTACTAGCACTGGTTCTGGTTCGATTGCTTTAGAAGACCAAATAAAAGGTATTAAAAGTTTCCGTAACGAATTATTTATATTTTGTGAAAACTCAATATTTAAACTACAGAATATAAACAATTCTAGTACGATAGCTGTAGTACCAGTTACTAAAAACGTAGGTTGTTTAAGTGGTCATAGTATTCAAGAGATTGCTGGTGACTTAATATTTTTAGCACCAGATGGATTGAGAACAGTAGCTGGTACAGCAAGAATTGGAGATGTGGAGTTAGGAACTGTTAGTAGTAACATACAAAATCTTGTTAGTGATTTAGCAGAGACTGTAAATCAATTTGTTATTAGTAGTGTTGTTCTTAGAGAAAAATCACAGTACCGATTATTTTATACAAATACTGGAGCTGATGATACTACACAAAGAGGTATTATCGGTACACTGAGACCTAACGGTTTTGAATGGTCAGAGACTAGAGGATTAGAAGTTACTGCTATTGGTTCTGGTTTTGATAGTAGCGGTATTGAACAATATTATCATGGTGATACTAATGGTAATGTTTATTTACATGATAGTGGTAATGACTTTAATGGCACTGCTATTTTAGCAAGATATACCACACCAGACTATGACTATGGTGATTTAGGAACTTTAAAAACTTTACACTATCTTAGAGTTTCTATGGCAACAGAGGGTATTGTAGAACCTGATGTACAAATTAAATTTGATTACAACAGTTCAGATGTACCACAACCAACAGATTTATTTGATTTAGGAATTATAAACCCACCTTCTTTATTCGGTGATGCAGTATTTAACACAAACAAATTTGCTGGACAAAATAATCCAATGATAAGAGTACCATTACAAGGCAGTGGTACAAGTAATAATTTTACAGTAACAAGTAATGATACAAAACCAAGCTACACAGTTAATGGACTTTATGTAGACTTTATACCTTCAGGTAGGAGATAATTATGGCACAAGCTTATATAAGACAAAGTACTTTTGCAGACGGTGATACTATTACCGCAGCTTTGTTTAATGATGAATATAATCAATTAGTAAATGCTTTCGCATATTCTTCTAGTAGTGCTAGTTCTACTGGACACAGACACGATGGTACTGCTGGACAAGGTGGTAACATATTTAAAATTGGTGACTTAGACTTCTTAAATAAAATAGAAGTTGACAGTTCAAATAATAGATTAGGATTTTATGTAGAAGTTTCTGCTGCTGCTGTAGAACAAATAAGAATACAAGATGGTGCTATTGTTCCTGTTACTGATAGTGATATAGATTTAGGAACAACTTCATTACGTTTTAAAGATACTTTTACAGACTCTATAACTACTACAGGTAATGTAGATGTAGGTGGTAATTTAACAGTCACAGGTACTACAACTTTTAATGGTGGTACAATTACTATGGGTGATGCAGCTACTGATAACGTAGTCTTTGGAGCTGATGTAGACTCAAGTATTATTCCTGATGATGATGACACTTATGACTTAGGTAGTTCTTCACAAGAGTGGCGAAACTTATTTATAGATGGCACTGCAAACATAGATAGTCTTGTTGCTGATACTGCAGACATAAATGGTGGTACAGTAGATGGTGCTGTTATTGGTGGTTCAAGTGCAGCAGCTATTACTGGTACAACTATTACTGGTACAAGTTTTGTTATTGGTTCAGCAGATATAAGCGAAGCAGAATTAGAAACTATAGATGGTGTAACTGCTGGAACTGTATCAGCTTCAAAAGCTATTGTTGTTGACTCTAACAAAGATATAACTGGTGGTCGTAATATTACTATTACTGGCGAGTTAGATGCAGCTACTCTAGATATTTCAGGTGATGCAGATATTGATGGCACGTTAGAAACTGATGCACTTTCTATAAATGGTACAACTGTTACAAGTACTGCAGCCGAACTAAACATTCTTGATGGAGTTACTTCAACTGCTGCAGAATTAAATATTTTAGATGGTGTTACAGCTACAGCAACTGAGATAAATTTACTTGACGGTGTAACATCCACAACTGCTGAATTAAATATTCTTGACGGAGTTACTAGTACTGCTACAGAATTAAATTTACTTGATGGTGTTACTGCAACTACAACTGAATTAAACTACGTTGATGTAGCTACAGCAGGAACTGTAGAAGCTTCTAAAGCTATTGTAGTAGATAGTAACAAAGACTTTACTGGTGCAAGAAACATCACTATCACAGGTGAACTTGATGCTGCTACTTTAGATGTATCTGGTGATGTAGATATTGATGGTACACTAGAAGCAGATGCGATTACAATTAATGGTACAACTTTAGCAGAAACTATTTCTGACACTGTTGGAGCTATGGTTGGCTCTAATACTGAAACTGGAATATCAGTAACGTATGATGACAGTGATAATACTTTAGACTTTGTAATTGGTTCAGGTGTTATTACTAATGCAATGTTAGCAGGTTCTATTGCTAACTCTAAATTAGCTAACTCTAGTGTAACTATTAGTGATGGTTCAAACAGTACTGCAGTTGCTCTAGGTGGCACACTAACTATACAAGGAACTTCCAATGAAGTAGAAGTTGCAGAAAGTTCTGGTACAGTTACTGTTGGTCTTCCAGCAGCTACGCAAGTTACAACTTCATTAGGAATCGGTGGTGGTTCTACTAATGGAGTACAGATTTCTCAAGGTGCTATCTCTATTAAAAATGGTGGTACACAATCATACATAGATTTTTATTGTGAGTCTTCAAATGCTCACTATGCAAGATTACAAGCACCAGCTCACTCAGCATTTAGTGGTAATATAACTTTAACACTTCCTGCAACTACAGGTACACTTGCACTTACTTCTGGTGATATTACTGGTAACGCAGCTACGGCTACAGCATTAGCAACTGCTAGAACTATTCACGGTGTATCTTTTGATGGTACTGCCAACATAGACTTAACAGAGGTTATTCAAGATACAGTAGGTGCTATGGTAACTGGTAATACTGAATCTAATATTACTGTAACTTATGAAGACTCTGATGGCACATTAGACTTTAGTGTTACAGGTGGTGGTTCAGTATCAGAAGCATTTAAAACTATATCTGTTTCTGGTCAGGATGATGTTGTTGCTGACAGTGCTACTGATACACTTACTTTAGTAGCTGGTAGTAACATGACTATTACTACAAGTGCTTCTGGTGATACAATTACTTTTGCCTCTTCAGGTAGTGGTGGTAGTCAAAACTTATTCTCTACTATTGCTGTTAGTGGACAATCTAACGTAGTTGCTGATAGCACTACTGATACTTTAACACTAGTAGCTGGAAGTGGTATGACAATTACTACTGATGCTTCAGGGGATAGTATTACCTTTGCTTCTTCTGGAAGCGGTAGTGGTTCTGGCAGTACTTCTGAATTTGCTAAGAATACTTTTACCGGTGACGGTTCTACTACAGCATTTACTTTAACTAAAACTATGTCCAGTGAAGATGGACTTATTGTATTTATTGATGGTGTTTATCAAGCTGATAATGTTTACTCAGTATCCGGCACTACTTTAACATTTGCCACAGCTCCTGTTAATAGTAGAGTTATAGAAGTATTCCAACTTGAAGGCGGTATTGTTGGTACTGCTCCAGTTGTTAATACTATGACTGGAGATGGCTCTGACACTACTTTAACTTTAAGTGTTGCACCAATATCTGAAAATCAAACTTTTGTAACTATTGATGGTGTTGTTCAACATAAATCAACTTACTCAGTTTCTGGTACAACTTTAACATTTAGTGCTGCTCCACCAACAGGCACAGCAGTTGAATGTATTACTTTTACAAACGTAACAGCAGCTACAGACTTAGTTGTTGATTCATTTACTGGTGATGGTTCAGATACTACATTTACTTTATCAAGACAACCACTTACTGAAAACAATACTCAAGTTTATTTATCAGGTGTATATCAACAGAAAAGTGTTTACTCTATAAGTGGTACAACTTTGACATTCGCTACAGCTCCGGCAAACGGAGTATCTATTGAAGTAGTGTCAATGGCTTCTGCTTCAGTAAACAGTGCAGCTATCTTACAAGATGCTGATAACGATACTAAGATTCAAGTAGAAGAAAGCACTGATGAAGATACTATTAGATTTGATATAGCAGGTGCAGAAGACTTTACTATGACTGCTAATAGCTTTAATGTTTTAGCTGGTAGTAAGATTGACTTAAATGGTACAGAACTTATTCTTGATGATGATGGTGATACTTCTATTACTGCAGATACTGATGACCAGATAGATTTTAAAACTGGCGGTAGTGATAGAGTTACTATTGATTCTTCTGGTAATGTTGGTATTGGAACTACTTCTCCTACTAACGATTCAGGTTATTCAACTTTAAGTTTAAGTAATACAACAGGTGGACAAGTTGTATTTAAAGATGACGGAACTACTATGGCAGGAATATTAGGAAATGCCACAAACTTAGGTTTTACAACGGTTGGTAATAGATACATTAACTTCACTACAAATAGTTCAGAAAGAATGCGTATTGATGGTTCAGGTAATGTTGGTATTGGAAATACTTCACCAAGACAAAAATTTAACGTAACTGGACCTCTTGTTTCTACTGGAGCTTTATCAACTTTAGGAGCTGCAGGAAGCTATACTGATGGAGCATTCAACGCTACAGCAGTAGATTATTACAATGATGGTGCAAGGTCTTGGTCTTGGGGTTCTTCATCAGCTCGTGGAACTTTTAATTGGTATCAATTAGAAAACGATGGACAGAATCAAATTAATTCTATGGCTCTTGATACTTCTGGTAATTTATTGGTAGGAGTAACATCAGCTTATAATAGTGGTCATACTATTTATAAAAGTGGTTCAGTTCCTTTAAATATTTCAAGAGGAGATGGTGGTGCAAGTAATTCTCTTATTCTTGGTTATGGTTCAGGTACAACTTTAAGAATAGCTATTAGAGGTGATGGCGATATAGAAAATACTAATAATTCTTATGGTGCTTTATCTGATAAAAGACTAAAATCAAATATCGTTGATGCTAATTCACAGCTTGAAGATATTAAAAAAGTAAAAGTAAGAAAATACACTTTAAATTCTACAGGAGAAACTCATATAGGTGTTATAGCTCAAGAATTAGAAGAAGCTGGAATGAGTGGTCTTGTAACTGAAAGTGAAGATACAGAGTATAAAGGAGTTAAATATAGTATTTTATTTATGAAAGCAATAAAAGCTATTCAAGAACAACAAGAACAGATTGAAGCCTTACAATCTGAAATTAACACACTTAAAGGAGAATAAAAATGGCAATTAACTATACATGGAATGTAAGCACTGTAGATGTTAAAGAAATAGACGGCAACGCTGATACTGTCTTTAATGTCCACTGGAGACTTACTGGAACTGATGATGCTAATGATGAATCTGCTACAGTATATGGCACACAATCATTAGACACTTCAGACTTATCAGACTTCACAGCCTTTGCAGACTTAACTGTAAGCGATGTACAAGGTTGGGTTGAAGATGCTATGGGCGAAGAAGAAATTCAAGCTAAAAAAGATAGTATTGATGCAACTATAGCTGAGTTAGTTACACCAACAGTTCAAACTAAACAGGTGGGCTAATATGGAAATATCTTCGTACCTGATTTGGAATGCTTTTATAACATTAGTCTTAGCTCCAATACTCTACAACATTCGACAAAACTCTCAAGAAAATAAACGTATTGATATTTTGTTAAATAAAACTAGAGAAGAGATAGCTAAAGATTATGTAACAAAAGACGAGTCCAGAGCAGTTATGAAAGACTTAGTAGATAGGCTAGATAAGTTAGACGAAAAGCTTGACAAACTATTTGAATTAAGGTAGAATAGTATATGAAGAAAAAGTACAAAAGAGCAGGTACTACTTCTGAACGTCAAGACTATCGCAAAGGTGGTCAAGTTTCTAAAGACGGTCCAAGACAAGAGTTTCTTTCTGGAGGATATGCAATAGGCGATGGTGATATAGGATTAGCTGCTTTTGATATGGCTAATTTTAATCCGGGTTTTACATCTGGACCAGCTCCTAAACCAATAGCATCACCAATAGCTCCAGCACCTATATTTGTAGCACAACCAACAACAGGAAATAACATGCCAATAAAAAAAGTATTTAAAAAAGTAAAAACAGCAGTAAAAGGAGCATCTGAAAAAGATAATGTTGGATTAACTCCTCAACAAGAACAAGCTAATAGAGAGGCACTAGCAGGTGCTGCAGCAGGACAAGTTCCTGTTGCTGGTCAAATACCTGCTGTTCAACAAGTAGATACTGGCATCCAACAACAAGGTACTACTATGTCTGCACCTACTACTGTTGGAACAACTCAAGTTGCACAAGCTCCACAAGAACAAGTAACCACTGCAGAAACTCCAACAGTTGCACCAACTCCAACAGTTGCACCGGCAGCTACAGTACAACCTGCTCAAGTTGAACAAGCTCCTACAGTCACTGCTGCACAAACAACACTATCAGAAGATGAATTAGCAAAAACTGCAGGAGTGCAGAGAATACCTACTATTGACCCTGCAAAAGTACAAGTAAAAGAAGGAGCAGTTGCTCAAAGAGTAGTAGGACAGTTAAGTCCACAAGCTACAGCTACTGCAGCTCAAGCAAGTGGTACAACTTTAGCAAGAGTTACTAGAGCTAAAAAACAATTAAGAACTGCTGGATTAGATGAACAAACAATTACTCAGTTAGGTGATAATCCTGAAGCATTAGAAGACAGGCTAACTGATTTTACTGAAGCACAAAGAGGTGTTATTGAAGGTTTACCACAAGAAGCATTAGTAAGTAATCAGATGGATACTTTATTAAAAGGTATCGAAAGTGGTGAAATACCTACGTGGGCTAGACCTGCAGTATCAGCAGTAGAACAAATGTTAGCACAAAGAGGTTTAGAAGCTTCTACGGTTGGTAGAGATAATTTAGTAAATGCTATAATACAATCAGCAGTGCCTTTAGCTCAAGCAAATGCTCAAGCTATCCAACAATCAGTAGCTCAAGAAAAAACTTTAATAAGTCAAGAAGCTTTAGCTAATGCTCAGTTAAGACAGCAAACAGCATTACAAAATGCTCAGAATGTATTTAGTTTAAACATGGCTCAGTTTAACGCTGACCAACAAACAGAGTTGTCAAACAGTAAATTTTTTCAAACTGTTTCATTAACTGATGCAACAAATGAACAACAAGGAATTATTCAAAATGCAGTGTTACAATCACAAGCTAATTTAGTAGAAGCTGATGCTAATACAAAGTTAGCTATACAAAATGCTAAAGCTTTTTTACAAACAGATTTAGCTAATTTAAATGCAACTCAGCAGGTAAATGTATTAAAAGCTCAACAAGAACAACAAAGAATGTTATCGAATCAAGCTGCTACAAATGCTGCTGCACAGTTTAATGCTACGACTCAAAATCAAACTGAACAATTTATGGCTAATTTAGCAGCACAAATGTCACAGTTTAATTCAGCACAACAGGCAGCTACTTCACAATTCAATGCTACTCAAGCTAATGCTGCTGCAGCTAGAAATGCAGGTAGAATTGCAGATGTAAATAGATTAAATGCTCAATTACAAACTCAGATAGACCAATTTAATGCTAACCAAGATTTTGCTAGAAATCAATGGAATGCACAGAATACTGCTGCTGTTGAAGCCAGTAATGTTCAATGGCGAAGACAAGCAAACACTGCAAATACTGCAGCACAAAATGCAGTCAACTTACAGAATGCACAAAATGCTTTTAATCTTAGTAGTCAAGCTCAAGCATTTTTATGGCAAGAATTAAGAGATAATGCTGATTTTGTTTTTAGAACAGCAGAAAGTGAAAAAGATAGAATAGCATCTATTGTTAATACAGCTCTTGCAAGTGACCCTGAGAGTTTTAAAAATACTACAGCATTGCAAAATTTAATAGCTGGAATAATAACGGATGTAACATAGGAGAATATAATGGTATTTAAATTCATAGAAAGAACTGCAAAAAAAGCAGTAGGTACAGTAAGTAAAGTAGTTAGTGGAGTTGCTAAAGGAGTTAAAAAAGCTGTTAAAACTGTTGGTAATGTTGCAGAAAAAGCTGTTAAAGGAGTAGCTAAAGGTGTTAGAGAAGTTGGTAGAGGGGTTAGAAAATTAGCAAAGAATAAGTATGTACGGCTAGGTTTAATGATAACTGCAGCAGTAATGTTACCCGGAGCTATAGCAGCATTACCTGCAATATCTGCATTAGGCACAACTGCAGCAGCAGTTGCCACAGGTGCAATAACAGGTGCAGTAACTGGTGCAGGTTCAACTTTATTAGCTGGTGGAGATTTAAAAGATGCATTAAAAACTGGTGCATTAGGTGCAGCAACTGGTGCGGCTTTTGCTAGAATAGGACAAGCTATAAAAGGTGCTCAAGCTACTACACCCGCAGAAGCTACTGGAGCTTTTGATGCTAGTAAGCCTATAGATGTTGATTTATTACCAACAGATAGTTCTGGAACACTTGATTTAGATGCACTAACAACTGCAGATGGTTAGTTACAAGTCCTCTAGAAATTTCTAAAGATTTAGCAACAGATGCTCAAACTGTTTTAGGAGAACTTAGAGATTTAAGTTTACCTCCGGCAGCTAGGTTTGGACAAGTTCCAAGTATGGGAGAACAAGTAGCTCAAGCTAATGTAGATTTTGATTTTACTGACCCATCAGTTAGAAAACTTGCAGGACTACCAGAATTACCAAAAGCTCCTAAATTAGAAGATATTAAACCTCAACAAAGTTTTGGAGAGAGATTTAAAGATAGTATAAAAGATACTTTTAGTCCTGAAAATCTTGTATCTGCTGGAGGTGATTTAGTTATGGGAGCAGCCGAACAAGCTATAGCTCAGAGACTACAAGGAGACCCTGAAACTGTAGGTGCTTATGGTGAAAGACCAACAACAGTAGGACCTAACTTGTTAGAACAATTTCAAGTTGCTTATCGTAACGCTGACATTAATATAGCTGATGCTTATCAAAATATGACTTATGGTTCAGGAGATGTTAATGCTATAGGTAGTGAATTATTTAGACAAGAAACAATTAGGATAGTATAATGGCAAAAGTAAAACCAATGAAAAAATTTGTAACTAGAAATTTATCAGAAGCTATTGAAAAAAGCGTAAATGATGTAGTTGAATCTGGTATAGATATATCTGAGTTAGTTGATGCTGTAGAAAAAGAACCTAATATTATTAAAGCAGAATCTCTTTATGATGAAAATACTTTAAATGAATTAGTTGAGCAAGTTAATAAAGGTAAAGCTATTCCCGGACAATCCCTAACAAATGACCCTAATGCTCCTTATAATTGGGAAAAACCTGCAAAATACTCTAACCCTAGAGAAGCTCTAACAAACATTACTGCTGATTTACTAACCCAAGATGCATCTTATAACATTGTTAAAAGTTTATCAGAGGGCATGGCAGCTACAGACATTACTACAAGTATTTTATTTGCAAAGTTTTTTACAGGTGAAATAAATCCTGATGTCATGTTATTACTTATTGAACCTATACTATACACAGTAATGTCTCTAGGTTCAGAAGCAGGAGTTGAGTATAATATTGAGCCAAACGATTTAAATGAAGAAGATGAAGAAGATGTTCAACAAAGTATTAGACAATTTAAAAATGCTGTAAACACAGTTAAAGATAAACAAACTGAAACCAATGATAATAAATTACAACTAAGAGAAGATGTTCTTCCTGCTAGTTTATTAGCAAAAGTAAAAGAAACTGGTTCTGAAGTAAAAAGTTTGTTAAGTAAACAAGAAGAGGTATAAAATGTCAAATTATTTGGATAATTCAGATTTTGGTAGAGTAGCTGCTAGTTTGTTATCAAAGAGAAATAAAATAAAAACTAGAGACCGTAACGAAGCTTTAGCTCTAACTGCTGTTTTAACTTTATTAGATTCACAAAAACAAAAATTAAAAAATAGAACAGAGACAGCTTTGACAACTTTAAATAGTGATTATAACCGAGATAAATTATCTAGAGAAACTATGTACAATAAAGCAAATGAAGGTAGAGCTTTATTTGAAAAGTATTTAAAAAATCCAGATGGTGCTGTTGTTGACCGAGCTACTGAATTATACAATAACAATGAAGGTATAAAAAGTGCTAATGTTACTTTGTCAGATAAATCAAAATTAACGGGAAGTGCTAAAGTTTTAGCTGACCAATTATGGGAAAAATCTAAAGAAACAGCTCGTTTAGAATTAGAAAGTTATAGAAACAATCCTTTATATACTTCAGAAACTTTTCAAAATTATAATCAAGCTTACTACGATGCTTATAAAGCTGAAATAGCAAGAATTAAAAACGACCCAACTAAAAAAAGTGTTATCGTAAATGCTGCTAATAAATTTTTTCCTTCTTGGTTTGATAACACTATAGGAGATTTACAAGCTGAAGTAGATTTACAAAAAGCTAATATAAAAAATCAAGAAAATAAAGAAGAAAGTTCAGAGTTGTTAATTTCAAATTATCTTGAAAGTGTTCCTAAAATGAGTAAAGAAGAATCTTTAGAATTTATTTCTAAAGAATATGAAAATATTTTATCACCTAGAGATTTAGTACAATTAAGTAAATCTATAAAAAGTAAAAGAGATGATATAAGTTTTACTAAAAATGATATTATATCTGTAGCATTATCTAATCAAATTTTAAACAATGAAAATTTATCTGAATTTAAAAAAGAAATTTTAAATGAAACGGAAAGATATGATTTTAATTATATGAGAAATAATAATCTTGACCAAGTTCCTGTAGAGGGAGATGAAAATTATAAAAATTATTTAACAGGATTAAATAATACAATTGATAGAAACGTTTTCAATAGAAATCCTATAATTTCAAAAGTAAATGATATAATGGAACTAATACAAAGTGATGATAAAAAGATGCAAGAATTAGGAAAATTAATGATGAGAAATATAAGTAAAGATGATGGTCTTGCAGCTTTTCAAGCAAGTTTAATTACAAATTTAATGGGTACTCCAAAAAAAGAACAAGAAACAGAAGTAATAATTGAAGCTGAAAAAGCATTAGCTATTGGTGAAAACAGAGAGCCTAGATATACAAATATTCCTGAATACATGGAATTTTTAATTTCTAATTTCTTAACATTAAGCGACTTATCAAGAACAAATATAACACCTCAAGAATGATAAATAATTTATTCTATAAAGACCTGTACAATCTTTTAACTGAAGAACAAAAAAAAGAAGTTAAAAGAACCACTGCAGGAGTTAGTTCTCAAGTAATTAGAGAAGGTTTAGAGCTATATAGAATGTTAGATAAGCCTACTGAATCTGAAGTACAAGCCACAGAAAAATTTTTAGAAGACTTATACTCTGGTGTAGTAGGTAAAGAAAATGTAGCTAAAGCTCAAAGAGGTGATAGAACAGTTACCGTAATAGCTGAACCAGAAACTACTGTTGGAAGATTTGCAAGAGATATAGGTTCTTTTACTGCTTCTATGTTAGGAGTTGGTAAAGTAACTGCACCTTTAAAAGGTTTAAAAGCTTTGCAAACTTCTAATAAAACTGCTCAAAAAATTACTAAAGCAGCAGGACTTTTAGGTAAAACCGAAGTAGCAGCACAACTATCTATAAATCCTTATGAGGAAAATTTAGCAAATTTTTTAGGTAGTATGATAGATGATTCTAATCAAGGACTACTTGGAGACTTTGAAGATTATTTTTTAGACCCTATAAAATCAAGCCAAAATAAAACAGAATTAGAAAATAGATTAGCTTTATTAGCTGAAGGTCTTGTTATTACTGGAGCTTTAGGTTCTGGAATGGTTGCTGGTAAATATTTATATAATAATGCTGACCAAATAAAAAAATCTTTTATTAACGTTTTAAGAGGAATTAAAAATAAAGGAACAGAAGCTTCAAAAGATTTTATAAATAAAGTAAAAACTAATTCTAATACACCTCCTAAAAGAGACTTATTAAAAATTACAAAAGAAAAGTCTACAGCCCTAAGACAAAAGATGATTAAATCTGGTTCTGCAAGAGACATGGGAGATATAGAGGGATTATCTGAAAAATTTAGATTAGTTCCTTATACTAATATAGGTTTAAATAAATTTTCCTATAATCCAGCAATTAGAGGATTAGCAAATTTTTTAGCTAATACTTTTACTTCTAGAGGTTCTCAAACAGAAAAAATGTTTGAAACTACTATGAAATTTAAAGGTATGCAGTCTAAGTTTGATAAAACTATAGAAAATACTTTAAGTAATCTTAATAATGCTTTAGAAAGTATCTATAAATCTACAGGGGATACTAAAGAAGAAACATTAGATAAGTTATCTGAAATATTATTTTCTGATTTTAGAGTTCCCGGAATAGTAACTAGTAAAGGTACAAAGCCTCCTATTACTCAACGAGGAGAATTTTTAAAAAAAGTAAATGAGTTTCCAGAAGATGCGAGAGCACCTATTATAGCTGCAAGAGATTTACAAGATAATTTAAGTAAACTTTTATTAGATTCTAAATACATTAATGATAAAGATAAAAAAAATATTATAGACCAATTAGGTATTTATGCCAGAAGAAGTTATAAACAATTTGAAAATCCTTTATATACTCCTAGTGCTGAAGTAGTAAATACTGCTAGAGAATTTATTAGAGCTGAAATATTAAAAAAGAAACCTAAAATAAAAGAGTCTGATTTAGAAATAAGACTTTATAATGAAATGGATAATTTAGCAAAAGGAGAAGGTCAATATGCTAAATTAATAAAATCAGAAGGTCAGTTTGGTAGATTAAATAAAAATATATTAAAAGAAAGATTAGCAGTTCCAAAAGCTATTAGAGACTACTACGGAGAAATTACGAGTCCAGTAGAAAGATTAGCTATTTCTATGAACAAAATTAGCAAACTTGTTACTAATTTAAATTTTTATAATACTTTATACAAAGATGGTAAAGACATATACTTTTTTAAAAACTCAAAAGAAGCACCGGGATTTAATGTAAAAATACCTACAGGTAAAGATTTTAAAACTGAAAAAGGATATACTAAAAGTGTTATACCTGCTTTTGGAGATTTATCTGGAACATACACACATCCAAATATAGCTAAGTTATTTACTGAGTTTACTAAAACTGGCAAATATTCTTCATCAGAAAATCCTCTTTTAAGAGGTGCTCAAGGTTTTTGGAAAGCTTTAATTACTTTAAAAGGAACATCACAAAGATTTAAAACTGTTTGGAACACAGGCACACATTATCAAAATATTTATGGAGGTGCTCATGGTACAGTAGCTCAAGGTGTTTTTCCTTCATTAGAAACTTTTCAAAAAGCTGTTAAAGATTTATCTGCTGATTTTAGAGGTAAAACAAATTTAGAACAGCAAAAATATATGGAAGAGTTAGCGGGTTTAAATATATTAAATAAAGCACCAGTAGCTAGAGAACTAAATGCTATGCTAAAAGATTTTGAAGATATAAAAAGTCCTTTTGATTTTATCATAAAAAAAGAATATAAAAATAAAGTTTTAAACTCTATTAATAATAAAGCTAGAAAAATTGGAGATACAGCAACTGATTTGTATATAGCTGAAGATGATTTTTTTAAAATCTTAATGTATGAGCAAGAGTTAAAATATTTAAAAAAATTTAATGCTGCTTTACCTGATACTTACAATGGTTTTTATAGATTCAACACTGAAGAAGCTATAAAAAGTGAAGCTGCTAGAAGAGTTATTGGTGGTTTACCTAATTATGATATTGTTCCGCCAAATTTATTAGCATTAAGAAAACAACCTATATTTGGTAATTTCTTTTCTTTTTTAGCGGAGTCAACTCGTATTGGTTTTTCAACTCCATTTCAAGCAATAGATGAAATTGTCGAAGGAACAAAATTAATAAATCAAAATGTTAAAGAGTCTGGAAAAATTTTAAGAAACAGAGGATATAGAAGATTAGCTGCAGCTATGACTATGGGAGCTGGAGGAGAACTTCTTAAAATAGGTACAAAATATGCTCTACCCGGAGGAGGAGCTTACTTAGGTTATCAAGGTATAAATAAATATATTAATGGAGTTGATGAACAAACTGAAAAAGATTTAAAAACAGTTGGTGCTCCATCGTATATGAATTTAGATAATGTTATAATTAATATTGCTGAAGATGGCACTCCAATAATGCATAATATTAGTAGATATGATTTTTATGATTATCCAAAAAAAATAATAAAAATGTTTCCTGCTTTAATTGAAGAGGGAATGTTATCTGATGGAGATATGAAAGATTTATTTTTTGAATATGCCAAAGATATGTTGTCTCCTTTTTTTGGTGAATCTATTGTTACATCAACTTTAATTGATTACGTTTATCGTGAAGGTAAAAATAGTGATGGTCAGTTAATGAGAAATCCATATCCTAATTTATTTGGTGGTACAGGATTACGTTACAACACTGAAGCTGGGAGAATAGATACAGACAATCTTAAAGTGCTTTTATCTAATTTACTAAATGATTTAACTCCGGGAGCTGCAAGTGAAGTTATAAGATATATAGATAGATATGGTCAAGATGAAACAAAGTTTGACCAAAATATATATAAAGGTAAAGAAATTTTAAAACTACTAACTGGTTATGGTTCAACTCCTTTAAATAAGGAATATTTACAAAATGTTTATGGATTTAAAATAAATGAATTTAATAAGCAATTAAGAAATAATCAAAGTAGATTAATTAGTTTTGCTTATAATGCATCTTCTAAAGAACAATTTATAAATAATTTTGACAAAGTTCAAGGAGATTATTATGAAAATTATAAAGATTTTTTTAAGGTCACAAGAGCTGCAGAAAGATTAGATTTAAAACCATTAGGTTTAATGGAAAATTTAAATGAAAAAATTAGTTTATCTATAGGTTCAGGCATTAATGAATTTGTGCCTCTTGAAGCAAGTGAAGGTTTGTTAGAAGCTTTAAGAGAAAATAAAAATATAGATATTTCTGACTACTTAGATATATATAAAGAAATGTTAAAGAAAAGACAAGCTTTATCACAATTACCAATATTAGATTATCAAAAAAGATTTATAGAAAAACCAATAGAAACAAAAGAAGAAGAACGTGAAGGTAAAGTAGTAGGAGGTTTAGTAGAGGGAACTGAAGATGTACCATTTACTAAAGAAAATCCAGCAGATAGAATAAATCCTTACACTGGCGAACCTTATTCTGGTTTAGTAGTTGAAGACTTTCCATTATTAAATAGAATGCCAATGGATGACGGTGGCTTGACTAATGAACAGAAAAGTATTATAGATGAAGAAATACGTAGACTAGGAGGTGTTAGAAGTGGTGAGCTACAATCTAGAGCACCAGTCATTGAATTATTAGTAAGCGGTGTTCCTAGAATAATTGCTGGTGTTGGTAGACAAGGATACAAATTAATAGATGAATTATCTAAAAATTCTAAAAGAGCTCCAAAACCTCTTAGATATTATCATGGCAGTACTTTAAAATTAAAAGAAATAACACCTATGGCAGATAGAGTTGACCCTAAACTTCAAAACATGTTTCAAGCAGCTAGTTATTTAGGTAAGCCAACTGAAGGAGGTTTAGACATCGCTAACTATTATGCAAGAGGTGGAGGTTTTGTAAATATTATAGATGAAAAAGTATTTAATAAGATTGTAAAAAACTTATACAATCCTAGAAATATATCAGATGATGTTCTAAAAAATATTAACAAAGAGATAACAACTAGAAAAAATCTTATTGACTTCGCAAAGCGAACTAACACTCGAAAGAACCTTGGAAAGTTTAGAAAAGAATTAATAGATTTAGAAAACTTAGTAAAGCCATACGGCTCTGGCTATATAAGTAAAGTATCACCTGTACAAAGAAAAGTTTTAAGAAGAGAGGGCTTTGATGGTATTGATATAAGTGATGATGTTATTGCAGTATTTGATAAGCTACCAGTAAGACGTGCTGCTAGAGGTAGTCTAACTGATAAACTACTTAAAAGAAGACAGTTAAAAGAATTAGAAAAAGCACAATTAAAAAAAGGTAACTAATAATAATGTATAAATACTTTACAGAAGATGAACTTAAATGCAAACACACTGGTCTATGTGATATGGACTGGGCATTTATGCAGACAGTTGAAAGGATTAGAGAACGTTGTGGTTTCCCTTTCAAAGTAAGCAGTGCTTATCGTTCTCCAGAACACCCTATAGAAGCTAAAAAGAGCTCTCCCGGAGCTCATTCTTCTGGTAAGGCTATGGACATACTAGTCAACGGAGAACAAGCCATGACACTCGTTAAAATAGCTCTGGAAGAGGGTATTAATAGGATAGGAGTTGCACAAAAAGGAGACCGTGCTTCAAGATTTATTCATATCGACATGGATAACTCACGAGCCACTCCTCGTATTTGGAGCTACTAATGTTAATATTATACAGAGAAAGTGATTTAGACGAAGCATATAGAATAGATTGTCGAGCTAGAACCAGAGGTAACGAGCCTTGGATAAAGCGAGAAGACTTTAGAAACATATATGAAGCTTTACTAGATACATACTTTACAAATTCTGTAGAAAAAAAACTAGAGAAAAAAGAACAAGACGTTGCTGAATATGTTATTGAGCAAGTCAATAAAGCTCTAGAAAGAACTATAGACTTTGAACCTGACAAAAAATAATATGGACTTAGAACAATACTATGCCGAGGCTATCGGCTTTATAATAACTTTGCTAACTGGTCTAGCTTTGAAAGATTGGTGTATGTCTTTTATAAAAGGTGCAACGTTTAGATTTAGTAACTCGTTCAAAGAAGGGGACAAAGTTATTCTCGATGGACAAGTAGCAATGATAATTAAAATAGGGTTTACCCAAACTGTATTCGGGGTATACTCAGATGATGGATATACATGGAGGTATATTCCCAATCAAAAGATAGATTCTATAAAACTTGAAAAAGTTGTAGACCAAGATTTACATGCTGACTCAGCTATAGAGAAGGCAGAAAAACTTAGAAAAATATTGGAGGCAAAAGATGTTTGATAAATTAATTAAGCCAGTAAGTGATATAGTTGGTAAGTTTGTAAAGGACAAAGACTTACAGGCACAACTAGACCACGAACTAAAAACATTATTCCATCAAGCTAATCTAGCACAAGTAGAAATAAATAAACTAGAAGCTAAAGGTAACTGGTTTCAATCTTCATGGCGACCACTAACGGGTTATGTTTGTGTTGCCGGATTAGCTATTAACTTTTTAATCTCACCAGTAGCAAAAGGTTTTGGTATTGACATACCACAAGCTGATGCCGGTGTAATGATGCCACTTCTAACAGGTATGTTAGGAATTGCAGGAATGAGAAGTTACGATAAACTAAAGAAAACAGATTCAAAATAATTTTAACCAATGCTTACGGAGGTAAAAAAAGCTAGTGAGAAATGGCAATGGCGAGGATTTCTGTGTCCTCTGTATCCTATTCTGGATAACAATAACAGTAATGTATGCTTCAATTACAGCAATCTAAGAACTACTTTATAAAATCTAGTTCACTCTGAAAATAATTATGCAAGGTGGCAAATTTCTTTTGCCCTGCCTGTAGGATAGTTTTAACTATTTCATTCTCATCTCTAGTTTTAAATACCTTATCTACCTCCTCCATAGGTAACATACTCATCTCAGTAACAATATCATTGTTAGCAGTAAGTACTACTTTAAAACTTATTAGATTAGCTTCTTTCTTCTTCGCCATTGTTTTCCTCCATGGATGCGAAAGTTATCTGGTCTTGTCTTCCTCTTAGTCCTGCCTTCATGTATGAAGTAGCACGACCCTCAAAGAAGTTTTGATGTTCAACTCCCATAACTTCATCTAACCAACCTAACGGATTCTCCCTCTGGTCAAAGTTTGTTTTTAGTCCTAGTTGTAGCAGTCTTCTATCTGCTATATATCTATTATATGCATACATATCTTTCTTAGTTAGTCCTTGTATGTCTCCCATATCAAACACTAAGTCCAAGAATTTATCTTCAAGTTCTACCATGTGTCTACATATATCATATAATTCTTTTTTAAACTTGTCAGTCCATATCTCTAAGTTCTCTTGAATAAACTCTCTAAAAAGTTTGGTCATAGCTTCAACATGCATTGACTCATCTCTGATAGAATAGGTAACTATCTGACCCATACCTTTCATTCTACCGAACCTTGGAAAGTTTAATAAGATTGCAAAGCTACTAAATAGTTGTAGTCCTTCAGTAAAAGCCGAATAGACTGCTAAAGTTTTTGCAATACTTTCTTTATCTCTTTTAGTTGTTTTTAAATTACTAATGTACTCGTGTTTATTAGACATTTCTTCGTATTCAGCAAAAGCTTTGTACTCTATCTCAGGCATACCGACAGTGTCTAATAATAAACTATAAGCATGTTGATGAATAGATTCCATGTTAGCAAATGAACCCATCATCATTCTTGCTTCTGGTTTTTTAAATATTCTCATGTATCTATCTATGTAACCAGAGCCAACATCTACATCAGACTGGGTAAACAATCTAAATATCTGTGTCAATAAATTCTTTTCATTATCTGATAACTCTTGCCAGTCTTTAACATCTGTATGTAGTGGTACAGACTCAGGCATCCAGTGCATTTGATTTTGTAATACATAGTAATCAAACATCCACGGGTTATCAAATGGTTTGTAATAATCTCTTGTTCCTAACAGGCTCATTAAAACTCCTCCTCTAGTATTCTTAGTTTTTCATCTGCATTAACGTATTGTTCCATAAGTTTATCCATAGACTCAACAACGTTAGGATGTTCTGCAACTCCAACTTTGTTAGTAAAGTATATTTCTAAGTTAGCTTTTGCTTCTGCTTTCTCCGCTTTGTATTTTGTTTGTAGAGCTTTATACAATAATGCTCCTGCATATTCAGCCATAATTATTTTCTCCTCATGGTTTAAGAAATTCTGGTTTGTCAAAAAAAATAAACATTGTTATAAAAGGTAATATACCTATACCGATTACAAAAATAGATGGTAGTATTACTGCCCAAAACATAGGGTTCTTTGTCATAAAATCTAGGTCTTTATTATTCATACCTTTCTTTTTATCTTCTTCAGTGTACTCTGGATATGATAAAGAATCTTCAAATCTTTTGACATGTTTTGGTTTCATAAAGTATCAATGTAAGCTTGTAAATTTTCCATATCTTCAAGAGATAGATTAGCAGATTGACCCCACATGAGAGCAGACTGTGCACCTCTAGTTTCTCCATTTTTATATTGCATTAACATTTTTACAATAGATGTACTGCCAGATAATTTCGGTCCAATACCTCCTTCACCCTGCATACCATGACACATATTACAATTAACATATATCTTAGCACCTTTGTCAGCAGGTGTTTCAGTTTGCATTGCAACTCTTTTTGCTTCTAGTTGTTCTGTAAATGTACCATACTTTGCAGTATATTCTTCGTAACACTCACCCCAACAACCATGAACGTCTCCATATCCAGAAACATCTGCGTTGATTATAGCTGTATAAAGTATCCCACCGATACCTAAAATACCAACTAATAACATTGCTATACTGTGTTTCATATTATCCCTCACAAGCTATACAGTCCACTTCATCTAGTTTTATTCGTGGAACTTTTATATTAACATTCTCTGCTGCTCTAGCTGCATCAGACCTAAAGTAGTATAGTGATTTTAATTTATGCATACCATACCAATGCACATCATTTACATACTGCATGTATTCATCATGGGCATTTTGTTCTTCAGTTGCTTTAGGCAACACAAAGAATAAATTTATTGATTGGCTTTGACAGATAAACTCTTGTCGTTTATGAGCATGTTCAATAATCCATATTTGATTTAACTCATTCGCAGTTTTAAATAATTCTTTTTCTGTATCATCTAATATAGAAAGATGTTGTACTGAGCCATTGTTACCAGCAATATCTTTCCAAACGTTGTCTAGTTCCTCTCCTTTTAATCCTTTACTTTTTAAAAGTTTTTCTAAGTATTTATTTTTTACCTGATAACTACCTGATAAAGTTTTGTGAGTAAAGACATTTGCCCTATAAGGTTCTACTGAGGGAGATGTACCAGCACATATAATACTACTACTAGCGTTAGGAGCAACGGCAAGGAGATGAGCATTACGCATCCCAGAACCAGATACATCAGGTGCTTCACCACGAATATCAGCAAGTTCCTCACTAGCCTTAGTAGCTTTCTTTTTAATATGTTTGAATGCTTGATAATTAAATCCGGTAGCTTGGATGCCTCCAAACGGAATTTTATTTGATTGTAAATAGGCATGAAAACCCATTGCACCCAAACCCAAGGAACGCTCTCTGTAAGCTGAGTAAGCAGCTTTTGTAAATCCTTCTTTACCATCTTTAACATATCCTTTAAATCTCTTATAGTTAGCATTATACTCTCCAAGTTGCGATGTGTCAATAGCATTCTCAATAAAATGTTGTAGAACATTATCTAACATAGTTATTAAATCTTTTATAAAGTAATCATCCTTAGACCATTCATCATAATGTTCTAAGTTAACACTAGATAAACAACATACTGCTGTTCTTTCTTCATTAGTGGGTAAGGTTATCTCTGAACATAGATTACTTTGTTTTATTTCTAAGCCTAAGTCTTTCTGTCCTTGCGGTAAAGCATCGTTACAGTTATCTATATTTATCATATACGGCTCACCAGTTTCTGCTCTAGCGTAGATAATCTGCCACCATAACTCTCTAGCATTTATAGTTTTAACAGCTTCGTTTGTTTTAGGGTCTATCAATCTCCAATCTAAATCGTCTCTTACAGCTTTTAAGAAATCATTAGTAATGTTAATACCATTATGAAGATTCAAACATTTTCTATTTATATCTCCACCAGATTCTTTTCTCATATTTATAAACTCTTCAATTTCTGGATGAGATATATCCATGTAAGCAGCATAGCTACCACGTCTAGTTACACCTTGATTGAAGGCTAACATCTGAGAATCAACTACATGAATGAAAGGAATAGAACCAGTAGAACGACTGCCTGAAGAAGTAGAAATACCATTACTCCTAATATCTCCCCAGTATCCACCAATGCCTCCACCTGAACTAGCCAACCATATATTCTCATCATAGTGAGAAGATAAACCATCCCTACTGTCAGGTACATAATTGAGGAAACAGCTAATAGGAAGCCCACGAGTTGTACCCCCGTTACTAAGTATAGGAGTGCTAAACATGAACCAACAATCGGAACTGTAGTTGTAAAGTCTTTGAGCCATTTCATAATCTGTTGTACCCTTGTAGGTGGCAGCAAATACTGCAGCCCTTGCGAAAGCTTCTTGTGCATGTGTTTCTTCCTCCCAGAAATATCTATCTTTTAATGTATCTAAACTAAACTTGTCTAGCTTTTTTTCTTTATCGTAATTTATTTCAATACCTAAGTAAGGCTTTTGTCCTACTTTATCTTCTACCATTTACTTCTCCTCTAAAACTTTTAGTAGTTTGTTTTCGTACCATTCAGCTTTTTTTAAATCTTCAATACCATTTTTATATCTAAATCTCCAACGATACTTATGAGAGTTACCACGAAGATAGCCAATAAATTCTTCTTTAGTTAACATAGCTTCGATAGAGTCTATACATTCTATCTTTCCTTGATTATAATGTTCTGGATTATTAACTACATCTTTACTAATTAAATCGTTGATTGTTTTAGCTTTGCTCATTTAATATCTCCTCTAATGTTGCATTAGGGTTGTCTTTTACTTTTTTGTAAAACCATCTAAGAGTATAAGCACTAACCATGTATTTATTATTAGCGAATATGTGAGTATCTTCTGGTAAAAACTCATGTAAATTTTTTGCAGTAATCTTGGTCGCATCTTCTCCATCAGGAGTCATAGACCTAATCCATCTAATTAACAACTGAGTTGCATGTTTACGAAGTCTTTTTGCTTTTTTGCCATTCATTTGTAACCTCTAAAACCTTTGGTGGTTTTGGTGTTTGTGTTAAGTAACTATAACCTCTTGAATATTTAAATACTCTTAAACCTAATCCATCATTAGCATCTGAATGACATTCAAACTTATGTCTGCAATATACACATTCTTTAGGAAGTTTCATATTGCCAGAGCTACCTTCTGGTTCTGGATTATAACATCTTTGAGGTGGATTGTCAAGTTTGATTGCTTTCTTAACATCTCTTATCTTCTTTTTAATATTAGGTTTATCAAACTCAGAAGGTCTAAACAAAGCTAACTCTCCGGTCTCTTTATTGATAGCTAGAAAGCCACCCTTCTTTGTACCTTCAGCTTCTTCGTAACCTGCAAGTTGTGGAAGATAGCCAAAGGTATCTTGTTCTGCTAATGTACCATCTTTAAATTTTCTAAAAGCAAAACCAGAAGCAGTCTTTACATCTACTACTTCTCCATCTATAGTACAATCCATGTGTCCTTTTATACCAGATACCGATACTTCTTTTTGTTGATTACCTACTTTATGTCCAGAAAGTTTTACTAAAAATAATAACACTTCTTCTAAGATATGACCGTATAAAAATTTAATAAAGACTGGAGCAGGTAAAGACTCAGTAGATTCATTCTCTGATTTTATATCATACCATAACTGTCTAGTTGGTTTACCAATGTTAGACATTCTTAACATGTCTGAACTTCTTGGTGATGGGTTAGCCCAGTGATGTAATACTTCTTTTATACTTTCTCCTAAAGCATCTATATCTTTTTCACTTACATCTAATGGCTTACCGTCTCCTAAAACAGAAAGTTTAGAGTAAATATCCTCTACTAAGTTATCTAAGTTTTTCATTTTGTATGATTAATAAATCTTAATTTTCTACTCTTAGGATTAAACATAAGTATTTTAACACCTGCTTCTATTTGTTGTTTAGTTCTACTATTAGTTTTTGTCAGGTTTGAATCGCCATTAGTTTGTTCTCTAGATGTTTTAACATCTATTAAAATTGTTTTACCTTTTTTATCTCTAGCTATTAAATCTACTAAGCCAGTACAGCCACAATTTTTAAAAACTTCATAACCATTATCCCATAACCAAGTAACAGCGTAATACTCTGCCATATCTCCTTTTCTACTACTATCATTTTTGCTAGTGTGTTTCACTCCAATTATCTCCTACTTTGTATTCGCCATCTAAAGGACAACGAAGATTAAAATATTCTCCTGCTTCTATTATAGCTTCGACTGCACGAAGTCCTACAAAGTCTGCTTGAGATTCCCTCACTTCAACTTGCCATTCGTCATGTATATTCGCAACGAACTTATAGTCAATAGTATTTAATTTTAGTTTGTTATCTAATAAAGATAATGCTTTCTTCATAACGATAGCACCTGCTCCTTGTAATAAAGTATTTAGAGCAGCATGATTATTTCTAATATAAAGCTTTCTACCGTCTATACCCTTGAGGTACTTCTTAGTTGCTGCTCTTTGCACTCTATCTCTAAGAGATTTAAATTCTGGTTTATTATCAAAGAAATACTGTCTAGCTCTTTTACCATCTGTTGTATTTCCACCAACCACCTTGCCAAGTTTTTCGTCTCCTGCTCCGTACATGAGGGCATAGATGAAAGTCTTTGCCTTATCTCTTGATTCAAGTCCTGCAAGTTTTTGATTAGAGGTGTGTATGTCTCCGTTAATGATTTCATTTATAAACTCCTTATCATCCATGTAATGTGCTAACATTCTTATCTCAAGACCACTAGCATCAATACCAACTAATTTATTTCCTTCGTCAACAATCCAACAAGCACGGCACTCCTTACCGTATTCGCTATTGATACTTGGAACTTGTGCCATGTTAGGATTTCTATGTGTCATCCTACCAGTAATCGTACCGTTAGGAATAACAAAGCCGTGAACTCTACCGTCATCTTGTAATGCTTCTAACCAAGACTCTATCTGTGCAATTCTCTTTTGCAGTAATAAAAATCTAGCTATAAGATTAGCCTCGTGAATGTGAGTTATCTGTGATAAAGTTTTCTCATCTACAATAGGCTGACCGGTAGGTGTAAATCTTTCTGGCTTCCAACCAAAGTCTGTTAGGTATTCACCAATCTGTTTACGACTACCAAGATTAAACTCTTGTAAAGTCTGTCTCATAAATGGTCGATAGTCAGAACTATCTAAACATCTTTGATACTCATCATCAGTAAGTCCTCTTTTAGATAGAGTTCCATCCTTTTTAATGTAAGGCTTAACTAACTTATCATCAACCAGACGAGGTTGAAATGTTTTATGTACTTCATCTTCAATAGATTGCATTTGTTCTCGTAGCTCTGCTAATAATAGATTAGCACTTCTCTCATCAAACTTAAATCCATTTACTTCTTGTTGTTTCATTATATCAGAAACAGAATGTTCTAAACAAACTGAGTCTTTAGAAAAACCTCTAGCTTCTTTTTTAAGTTCTTTGTAAACTAAAGTATTAAGTTGAACATCACGAACACAATAGTTTAACATGTCTGCTGAATAGTTTTGATAATCTTCAAACTCAATCTTTTTAAATCCTAATTTATATCCCCACTTTTCTAGTGAATGTCCACCTTCACGAGTAGGATTAAATAGTCTTGATAAAACTAAAGTATCAAGAAGTTCTTTACTAGCTAAGTCTACATCAAAAAACTTTTTAATCATCGGTATATCAAAGCCAACAATATTATGTCCAATCAATCTATCTGCTGATTGTAAAAGTTTTACACCATCATCAAGTTTGCTAGGTGGAAACTTAAATATTTCATTTGTGTCTACATCTTGAGCAACGATACACCAAACCTTAGTGGCTTTTAAATCGTCTGTCTCTATGTCAAATACTAAATCCATAATTAAAATCCGTGTTCATCTTCATCAACTTGAATGTCAGATATATCTACCTCTGATAGTCTACCACTTTTAGAATCATATAGCAAGTGTGTTGCCATGCCAACATCGCCAGTGTATCTTGATTTAAGCACACGGACTTTTGTAGTACGAGACTCATCACCATCATCAGACTGTTGGTTTCTCTCTAATGCTAAGACACAATCAGATAGTTGAGCAATACTCTGTGAACCTCTCAAGTGAGATAGGTTTACTTCGATACCGTTCTCATGTCCTTTGTTACCATCAACTCTTCTCAAGTGTGATACTAAGATTATACCTGCACCAGTTTCTTCAACGATACTTCTAAGTCTAGTCATAATATTATCAATGGCTCTACGTTCATCGCCTTCTGATACTGCACTCACTAACATGTGTAAGTGGTCAACTACAACCCATTTACATTCACAACCGATAATCATAAATCTAAGCTTGGAAAATATCTCATCAATGTCATTCGTGCCAAAGTGAGCATGAACCCAAACTCTGTTCTTGTTCTCGCCATCATACAAGACATCAAAGAATTTATCAAGTTGTTCTGGTGTAAACTTTTCTCGTTCTTGGTCTATATATAATCTAGCATTAGCTTCGATAGATATAATACCATCAATAGTTCTTCGCCAATCTTCTTCAAGAGCAATCACACCGACATTATCTTTGGTGCTTTTGATTAGCCAGTGTTCTAGCTCTCTTGTTACAGAAGACTTACCAAGACCAGTTCCACCAGTAAGCGTTACCAGTTCTCCTTGTCGTAGTCCATACAACTTGTCATTCAATCCTTGCCATGGATAAGGTACACTGTTTTTCTTTTCTCTAGTGTGGTACTTGTCTCTTTGTTCAGAAACATTTAAGACACCAGAAGGTGTATAGGTTTTAGCTGACCACCATGCTTCAACAAACTCTTTGTGCTTGTTGTTTCGGAGCATATCATTAGGGTCTTTGTAGCCGTTAGGTAGAGAAAGTATTTTAGCTTTGCTTGGTTTAAATAACCTTGCAACTTTTCTAGCTGCTTCCTTACCTGCTTTATCATTATCAAATGCAATGATAACATTTTCAAATCCTTCAAGAAATTCAAGACTATCTTTAACATCACGAACCGCACCTGCTGCACCTCGTTTAATAGAGACAACTGCCCACTTACTACCTAATAATTCATAGGCAGCCATAGCATCACACTCGCCTTCGGTTAAAGTTACATACTTGCCACTCTTGAAAAGTTGTTGTCCAAACAAACCAGTATCATCTAGCGAACCATTCCAAAAGAATTGTTTATTAGGTACGTTTCTTTCTTTGGTTGAAGCTAACTCATGTCCATTATAAAATGGATACATGTGCTTTACTACTTTGCCTTGTAAGTCATGGACAACTTTTACTCCATACTTCTGAGCAGTAGCTTGTGATATTTTTCTATCGGTCAATGCTGAGAAAGCACCGACTGATAAATCATCAGGTTGTTTAAATGTATTATCTTGTTTTACTTCCATATTTTTTCCTTCGCAACTTTCTTTATAGTTAGGCATGAAGGTATCGCAACTAAAACATTTAGCTGACCCATCTTCATTAACACCAACTGCATCGCTACTATTACAAATAGGACACGGTTGATGCACCTTATCCCAAGTGCTTGTCATATTAGCCCTCACTAATTATTATTTATCTTTAGTATCTTCAGTTATAATTTTAGTTTCAGATACTTCCTCAGTTGGAGCACTCTCTATAAGAGCTTCTTCACAGCCTTCTAAAAGCTTTTCAAGATTAGCTCTATGTGTAGCACTTGCAAAGTTAATTGCTTCCAAAATAGTTTCAAGAGTTCCTACTTTCGTAATAATAACTCTGGCTTCGCCTTGTTTAGCTTGGTCAGAAATATTATTAACATCATAGGAAATATCTCCATCATCTTTTTTAACACTTATAATCATATTAAAACTCCTCGTTGTCTGCTGATTGTTCAGCGTACTCAACTAACTCTACAACTTTAACTGCAATCAATTCAGCAAAAGTTCCATAGTCATTCTTGTAAGGTTTAATTTTAACCTTAACTTTAGAGCCATTACCAACTGCAACATCCATAGGGTTGCCGTCATTATCAATTAGCTTTGGTGCTTCATTGATACGACCTGCAACTTCTACTTTTCTACTAAAAGAAAAAGCAGGTTTATCAAACTTAGGTTGCCCACTTCTATCTCTAACTTGAGAGATACCTTTCGCTTCTAAATCAGAAGCAGTGCTGTCATCAGTTAAAACTGTAATGACATACTTGTGAGGTTGAAACCTCGTGTTAGGTGTAGTGATGTGTGGATACATCGCCTCGCCTTCTACATATTCATACATAGTTTTACTCCTTTATATATAAATTATTTTAATTACTTTGCACATTATACCACAAGTAAATTTAAATTGCAAGTCTTTTTTCTTTTATATTTTGTCTTTTTTCTCTTGCTTTTTTATTATTTCTTTCTCTGGTGTCAGCATTCTCTTTTTTTAAGATTACATTACAGACATATCTTTTTAATTCTGTATCTGTTCTACTTGTTTTATTATCAATGATTGATATATGTTTTGGAAAATAAATAAGACTTTGATAATAATTTAATTTATCTTCTTTCATTTTCCAAGAAAATTTTTCTTCGTTATCTTCGAATCTATTTTTGTTTGGGTCATCATTCTCGCCATAGTAATCATAGTAAACCCATTCATTATTTAATATTTCTCCTGCTTTATAAGAACCTTTTTCCCATTCAAAAGGTTTTGTATGTTTTGGTTTATTTTGTTTTTTCATACTCCCTCTTTAAATCTGTCGGTGGCAGTAGTAGTGTAGGTGGCTATTTCTCCTACAATATCTGCAGTACCATTCTGACTACTACCACCTTACTCACCCAGCTTGACAAAACAATGCCGGCACAAGTGTTAAATTCTGTGAGGTTTTTTCCGAGACCTCAAACTCGCTTGTCTTTTTGCAAGACACATTAACATGGTTAGGAAGGTTTTATTGAGGGCTACCATGTCAATTAAAAGATGTCATTGAAAGTGACAATCTCATTACCATACAATGTCACGAAGTAATTGCTATTAGTTTTAGAAACTTCATAACAAACTTTATGCTCGTACCATTCCTCGTAGTTATCATAAACATAATCTACAAACCTTTTGTACTCGTCTTCAGTGACTTGTTTTGTTGTTGAATAAAATATATCTCTTTGTGCTTTCATAATTTAGTCCTACATTATACCATACTTTTAATTAAATTGCAAGTACTTCTGCATAATTTTTATTCCACCACTTAGGTTTTGACCTACCTTTTTCCCACTTGGCATAGTGCTTTTCGTTAATAACATATCTACGATAGGCAATGATAGGGTCTTCATGCTTGTATTCATCAGGCATAGCTTGTGCTAGTGGTGTCATTTCGCCCTGCTTTATATTCTTTGGAAACTGCATTAAAGGTTTTGCTAACTTAACAACACTTGCATGTTCTTTTCCATAGCGAAAAGTGTACTCCGTACCTAGTGCTAGAAAGTGTGCATACAGCCATGAATAATTTTGACTAGATTCTCTTGCCCAAATAGTACAAGGATGATTCCAGTATGCTCTTTTGTAAAGTCCTACTTCATCTGCATACTCATCGCCATCCAGTTCTCTATGTGCTGTGCATAACATCTGTGCTGTTTCCAACGGCATCTTCACTAGCATTTTATCTGGCTGTGCTTCTGCCGAAGTTATCGGGCTGTGATTAAAATAAAATATGTTCATCCTTCCTCCTTAATAATCATTGTCATTATATTTTACCATTCCCTGCTTGTCAAATTTTTTTGGTTCATTGGGTTGTAAAACAAATATCAATGCCATTGCTATAGTAAATGTAACTATACAAAAAATTAATAAATAGCCATCATACATAATTTACCTCTACCATTTTTCATTATAAATAAATTCTCCAGTTTCATAATTCCAACCGTTAGTTTTCTTAAAAACTTTTTTACCCCATGCATCAATGTGCAGTTCTTCTCTACTTGGTGGATGTGAATGTGTCATTGGGTCGTGGTCTTTACCTACATACTTAAATGCTTTTGAGCCCTCTGAGTATCCTCCTTGTCCTTCTAACTTACATGGTGGCACATGGTCAAACTCACGTTGGCATTCGCAGTTATGTTCCACACTATATCTGCCAATATCTAAATTAGTTCCATAAATATACTCGCCATTGGTCATCAGCATGTAAATCATTTCATGTACTTGTGCCATTACCAACCGCCTTGTTCTTTATCTGATTTCTTTTTTCTACTAAAAGTTTTTTCAAAGCCACCAGATAAACCAAACAAAACAAACGTGGTACTGCCTATGAATACTAATAACACTATTAATAGTTCTATCATCTGCCTTGTCCTCTATATCTAACTTTACTCTGCAACCTTTTATGTTTATTCATGTGCTTGGTAGATTGTTTAACCTTTCTACCACGACCTGCCAAACCTTGTGAAGTTGATTTCTTTACGTGCTTGATTAATCCTACTTCTTTCTTAACCGCCATAATGTTTCCTATAAATATCCATTAAAAAACTTTTATTGTTTTCAAAGTAATCCTCAAAAGTATCATAAAGTTTTTCGCCATACTCTCTACGTTCATTTCTATTTTCATAGTACATGTCTTTAGCAAACTGTTCAAATGTCATAGCTATAAACCTCTGTAGAATCAGAATCAGTATCAATGATTGGTGCTTCATCATACCATTCATCAACAACTTCATCTACTGTTTTTATTTTATCTTCCATAGTTACCTCATTATTATTATAAAGTTTTATAAAGTTTTATAATATAATTATAATAATATTTATTATAATATATTTATAAAAGTTATAAAGATTGTATCATACTTTTTTGTTCTTGTCAAATTTATTTTTATGTTAATTATTAAATTAATATGTGTTAAACTTAGGTTAGGGTAGGAAATAAAATACCTCTGTCGCTTCCATACAAGCCCTCTAACAGACGATAATTATATTTATGACCTACCCTATATTCTCTAGTTAACACTGCCTTAAATCACTTAGTCAATGCATCTAAAATTCTATCAGCATCGACACACACAAATGATTTAGCAAACGTTTTATATTCATCTTTGATTACTTGTTCTAAACCTTTTCTATTCTCAATAATAAATTTTTCACAATCTTGTTCAGTCTTGAAAAGAAACTCAAAGATATGTACATCTTCCAGTAAAACTGCTGTTACTGGTATATTAAAAAATGCTATCAATACCCACGACATTATAATTCTCCGTCATAGTGCATATCAAGTATTTCAGCAATCTTAGCTGTTATAAATTCATACACTTCTAAGTCAGACTTATGGCATAGGTCAGGGTCTCTCTTAAACTCAGCCATTGCCTCTGCAACAAACTTGTCAAAAGTTTTCTGAGAAATCTTAGCCGACACCTCATTCATCATGGCAAATTGTTCACCAATATCTTTACTCATTTTTTATCCTCCATTAAATCTACATCAATGATTAGATGTTTTTTCATCCAATCTTCGTTAATGCCTTCTTTTTTTAATTTATCTTTTAATTTTTTTTCAAATATTTTATTATTTTTTTTACTCATATCTCCTCCTAAGTTCTGTTATCTTCTGTTAAATCTATGCTATCTACTATTTCCTTAATCATATCTGCTAACCAATAAACAGAACAATAAGGATTGTTTTTATTAACTTTACAAATAGATTGTATTTCATCAATCATTTCTATCTTATCCATTTACTTCCTCCTCTATGTAAGTGTCAGGGAAAAGTTCATCCTCGTCTATTGGATTCCAGTCTTCATCAAGATAAGAGTCCATTGACGACCACTTCCAATCTGTATTATCTAATTCAGGCGTCATTTGTGTTGAAATAAACGTGCCGTCTTTTAACGTAATGTGTAATTCAACCCACTTACCTACTTCAACCTTTTCAATATCTTCAAGTTCAAAGCCTTCGTATTCAGCAATCCTTTCAATATCCCACATGATAGTGGTATCATACTTTGCTTCTACATATCTAACATCTGTCATGCGACCTCCTCACATTCTATCTCTGATATTTCATTATCAGTTAATTTAATACCATGTTCTTCCCAAAATGATTGTTTAACCCATTCTATATATTCTTCTTTGGTTTCAAATTCAGAACCCATATCAAATACCGAATAGGTTATTACGCTTGTCCAACTTTTCATTATACACCTCTTAAATTAAACATATCTTCGGCAACTGCCTCTCGCAATTCAACCTCGTTAAGTCTTGTTACTTCTTCTCGAGAATGTAAATTACTCAATAAGAATTCTTTTACTTCCTCCAAAGACATCTGCTCTACCTCTTCCCAAATGTATTCCCATACATTATCATTTACATCATTACTCATGCTTCCTCCTTACCTAGACTATAAATATCTCCAAACATTTCATCAAAGGTATCTATATCAATAACTTCTTTAAGTACATATTCAGGATATTTCTTTTGCCAATGGTCTTTAATTAAGTTCAAAATAAACTTAATTGTTTCATCATAATCTTCTTTTGATAAGTAAGAATAAGAGTTGAGAAAATCATCTTCACTTGTTCTTATCATATCAACTATCTTATGTAGTTCATCTGCAAAATGTATTCCTTTATTATCTATACTCATGCGACCTTCAAAGATTTTAACTTGCCTTCTAGCTCTTCAATCTTTTGCTCTAACTCAATTACATTTTCTCGTAAGCTTTCCAAGTCATACTCGTATGCTCTGTCCTCAACTGAAACTTCTACACAATCCATTCGTTGAATACTGTCTTGCAGTTCTTCATCCATTTTAGTTAAGTCATCCTCTAATTGATTGACACCTAAAAACTTTTTTAATATTTTATTTAACATAATTACCCTCTCATAAAACAGATATAACCTCTGCCTAAATTAAAGACTCTACCTCTACCAGTAGCATAGGTATTTATCTTCTTGAGTTTAGTTCGCACATGAAACCCAACTCTAAATTTAAAACCTAACAATTTAATATGCACGTACTTAGTGCCTAGAAAATTATTACCCTCAAATGTTTTTATATTTAACATATTTTACCTCACTTTTTTTATTGCTAAGTGTGGTAATGGTTTCCCATTTTTATAAACCCACAACTTAGATTTGTTATTTAAATATTCTTCTCGTGCTAGTTCACATTCTTTTTCAGTAGTTCCCCACACTCGAACAATTCCATTAAAGTCATAACCTACATACATATTACACCTCTTGTTTAAAAGTTATATATACCTTTATACAGCAATGAATTTAAAAGTATATAAATCATAACTTCATAGTATAAGCATATAACTTTGAGTTATAACTAAAACTAAAACTAAACACACTAATAGGACAAGTGGTTTTAATACATACCAATTAATCCAGTCCATCCAACTTTGGCTAGTCATAATTTTTATATCTTCTATGAAGATTTTAAAACTGTCTATTATTTTTTTCATACTTCTTTCCTTTGTCTAATAGTCTTAACAATTACTGAAAATTGCTACGTTATAATCTGATACATCACATATCATGTAATTATATTCTAAATCTCTAGCATGGCTCTCGTAATCAAAATAACCTTTGATAAAATCATCTGCATTACTTAATAAGATTTCATTTGCATAATCGTCTGCATACTCTTGAAAGCTACTGTAAGTACCTACATAATAATCTTCTGCTTTAGTTACTATATCAGGGTTTAAATCCTCGTAAGCATTTTCTGCGTAAGCTATTATTGGCTCACGCATATGTTCATCTGCATCTTCTAAAGCTTTGCAAAACTCATAAAGGTCTTCAAAATTTGGATACTCATTATTTAAATTTATGCCGTCATAGTCATGTACGGCTACCTCATCAGCGTATTCAGTGGCGATTTGAATAGCATTATTAAACTTTTCAAAGTCTGAAAAATCGCTAGGCGTTAGCCAATCACCAACCATGCGACCAGCATTATATGCTTCCAAAGAAGCTACATATATTTTAATTGTCATAATTTACCTCTTTTGTTTTTAACAGCTTCGAACACGTTGGTTTTTTTCGCTGTTATTTATTATTGTACTATACTAAACTTTTTTCAATCTGTCCAATACTTTGTACTTATAATCTTATTACTAAAAGTTATAAGACTTAACCCCAAAGATTAGAAAGTTTATTAAGTTCTTTACTTTCTTCTACTGCTAACCAATATGTCAAAGGATTAGCGTTTCTCTTATGCGTATCAAAGTTATTAAAGAAATCATTCTTTGAAGATTTAAGCTTAATAATTTTGATAGCTTCTTTATTAGAGATTTTAAAATTTAACTCGTTGTGTTTCTTTTTCAATCTCTTTTTTTCTTTCAGTGTTAACTTTTTAATCATTGTTAAACCTCATTAATTTATATTGTGTACTATTACATAATTTTAAAACTTTGTAAAGTACTTTGTAGCTATATATTTATAACTAAAAGTTTTGAAGTCTTGACTTTCACAGAAACCTTTAAAAAGTTTTTTTGATACTAAACCATGTAAAAACCTTTTCGGCTCTTAGAATGGCTCTATTTAGCTTTAAAAGGTATATAACCAAAAGGCATAAAAAAACCCCCAATCTTTTGAATTGAGGGCTTTTCTTTTGGTTAGCTTATCGGATTACTATATCATCTGTATTTAAGTCATCAAATAAATCTAAATCTGACAGCGTACTCGTTAAAGTATCCATTATTTATCCTCCTTCTTTAATTTTTTGTGCATATATACTAAATCTAAATCATTTTCTATTGAAGGTTCATCACTCCAAAAATAATCTTTTATTTTATATTCCCTATAAATTCTATACCCATCTTCTGTAAATTCTTCAGTAAAAATTGATGTATCTTTAAAAGTATCTGGGTTAGTAAGATGTATATATCTATCGTTTTCTATCTTCGTAAAAGAAACATTATCAAAAGTCTCAGAAGTATTTTCAAAAATATTTTTGATTACTTCTAAATCTTTTAAAAAGTAACTTAGTGCTGTTATTTCTTGTGTTTTCATGTTTTAACTCCTTGCACCATTTTGGTGCGTTACTCAATCGGCTTAATTGCTAATTGATGATGTAACTTTAGCAAAGACTTTTAAAGATTGTCAAGTGTTTTTTTAAAAAACTTTGTAAAGTTTTAAAAAACTTTGTGAAGTGTAGATACAATAATAAACTTAATAAACTTTACAAAGTGTCAAGATTGCATTAACCAGATACACACTTTACAAAGTTTGTCAAGTTTTATTTTAATCGGCACAAGAAATTATATAACTTTATAAAGTTTGAGAAGTTTTTAAAAAAAGTATTGACAAAACTTTCAAAGTGTGATATAAGAAAATCCTTTATTCCTAAAGGTTATAAGACTTGCAAAGTTTTTGAAGTTTGGTTATAAGGGCGGGGCAGGATGTACAGGGGGGCTACCCGTATATATATATAAAACTCATACATTTCAACCTAGTTTAGGTATTAACCAGTTGCCCTAAACTTTATAAAGTTTTATAATAAAACTCACACTGGTTATATAATAAAAAACCCTGTACGTTGTACAAGGTTTTAAAAGCTCTATAAGCTATAGTGTTATTCTATAGGTATGCACCGGGGTGGCATACAAGTATATTGTACACTTTTTTTCAGCATTTGTCAAGACCTTTCGTGTTTATTTTAAAATAACTTGACAAACTTGCAAAGTGTCTCTATAATATTATAGTATGACATACTTATCAGAAACTCGTAAGAAGAATTTAACTGAGAAACAACAAAGTTTTTTAGACAATCTAGTCGAAACTAAAGGAGACTTTAAAAAGGCTGCAGAACTAGCAGGATACTCAGGCAATCACTATCAAGTTATCAAATCACTTAAAAATGAAGTAGTTGATTTAGCCTCGGATGTACTTGCCAAGTCTGCACCGAAGGCTGCTTTTAAGTTAATCGAAATGATTGATTCTGATAGACCTGTACCTCAAGCTAGTCAAAAACTTGCTGCAGCCCAAACTATTCTAGACAGAGTAGGTGTTAGTAAGACTGACAGGGTGCAGGTTGACCACAATGTACAAGGTGGTATTTTTATACTACCGCAAAAAGAAAACGTAATAATCGAGAGTGATGAGTATGAAGATATATCTGACTGAAATGGAACAGCACGGTAAAAAGTATGCTGGACCTAATATAGTTGCAGAAACTTTACAAGAAGCTGAAGAAGCTGCCGAAGTAAATGGTCTAACATTATTAGGCGAGTTTGTTGAAATCGTAACTGAAGACGGACTAATGCACTACTTAGAGCCAGAAGGTTACAATAAAGAAAAGGTGTTACATTGATTGAATTTTTTGTTGCCTTTGTTACTGCCTTCTATATCAGTTACTATATAGTTAATAATTTAATGTTTAAGGTTGATTATGCCAAAGAAGAAAACCACAACGAAAAAAAAAAGCACAGTAAATAAAGCTGGTAATTATACTAAGCCTACTATGCGTAAAAGATTGTTTAATAAAATCAAAGCAGGTAGTAAAGGTGGTAGACCCGGACAGTGGAGTGCCAGAAAAGCTCAGATGTTAGCTAAACAATACAAAGCTGCTGGTGGTGGTTATAAATAATGCCACGTAAAACGAGAGACCCTAAAGTTGGTACAGGTAAAAAACCTAAAGGGTCAGACAGACGTTTATATACTGACGAGAATCCTAAAGATACTGTTAGTATTAAATACAAGACTCCGGCTGATGCCCGAGCAACCGTAGCCAAAGTAAAAAGAATTAAAAAACCTTTTGCTCGTAAGATACAGATTTTGACAGTGTTAGAACAACGTGCTAAAGTAGCAGGTAAACACGAACAAGCAAGAATTGCTAAAGCTGGTAAAACAGCTATTAGGAAGAAACATGGTCGCAAGACTTAATTTTAACCATTAATATAGGAGTGCAAAATGCCACATACACCTACACATAAAAAAAGGAAAAGCATGGCTAAAGGCGGTACAAAAAAAAGAAAGAGTATGGCTAAAGGCGGTGTTAAAAAAAGAAAAACCATGGCTAAAGGTGGGATGAAAAAAAGGAAGAGTATGGCAAGAGGCGGAGCTAAAGGAAGGAAAAGCTACGCAAGAGGCGGTAAAAAGTAATATTACATGTCATACTTGATGAGTAATATCCCTCACTTCCCGTGTTGGGTAAGAAGGGAATTTACCCATAATCATCTAAAATACCATGGCGAATATTTACATGCTCTAGCAATAGCGGTAAATACAATTCCAGATAGGTCTCTAAGTTTTCAAGTTGTTTTTACTGGCAACGAGATGGATAGGGATGACTGGAAAGAGGGCAACATACATGGCGGTGCTATGTGGGCGAGAATGCCTATACAAGCATTAGTTGCTGATATACCTATGGATGAATGGGCAGAGCCAATGGAAAACCATTTGGCACAACCGTGGGATTGCGAATCTAGAACACATTCAGTTGTTACTCTAGATAGAACCAGTTCTTCACCTTGGATAGCAAAAATCGGTAGTGATTTCTATACTTCCAGATATTTGTTTACTGTTGACTATACTGATAATAGTATTGCTGATGACCCAGCTCAACATAAACAATCGCATGTATTATACATTACTGAAGATTGTCCTTGGAAAGGAAATATTATAGCTTTGCCTAATAACAGAGTTAGAGTTACTAACCCTGCTTTATGGGCAACCGGTGATGGTCCACCAGACTTCATACCTTCACAGTGGTTACATTCTGCAGAAGGACATGAAAGCTATATGAATCCAGATGAAACATTTAATAACTTATATAGTGATAAAGATAAATAATGGCACTTAAAAAAAGTCAACGTAGTTTACGTAAGTGGACTAAACAGAAATGGCGAACTCCGAGTGGTAAAAAATCCTCGGAGACTGGAGAAGTATATGCACCGGAAGCTAAAATTAAAAAACTTAAATCTACCCCTGCAGGTAGACGTAAGTTAGCAGCAGCTAATAAAAAGAAACGAGAAGCTACTGCGAAGGGTAAACAACATGCACAGCATGGTTTGCATCGAAAAACTAAAAAGAAAAAGAAAAAAGCATGACCAAGAAAAAAGATTCAAGACTTGAACGTGCTGGAGTTTCAGGTTATAATAAACCTAAAAGAACTCCTAATCATCCTAAGAAGTCGCATATAGTTGTCGCTAAAGAAGGTGATAAAATAAAAACTATTAGGTTTGGACAGAAAGGAGCTAAGACAGCAGGTAAACCTAAACCCGGTGAGTCTGCAAGAATGAAAGCTAAACGTAAATCTTTTAAAGCTCGTCATGCTAAAAACATTAAACGAGGAAAGATGTCAGCAGCATATTGGGCTGACAAGGTAAAATGGTAAAATTAACAGAAAGAGAAATACAGCTTATAAATAATATATTAACTGAAGATTAAATGGCATACTCACAAGAAGTGGTTGATAGATTTGAAAGCGTGTTAAATAATCCACAAAAACACGCTGTTGGTCGGTTTGACCCTAATGACCCTAATGTTGCTACTGGTATGACTGGTGCTCCGGCTTGTGGGGATGTAATGAAGTTGCAATTAAAACTTGACAATGATATAATAACAGATGTTAAGTTTAAAACTTATGGTTGTGGCTCTGCGATTGCTTCGAGCACAATGTTTGTTGATATGTTAAAAGGTAAAACAATCGCTGAAGCTAAAGCTATCAAAGATAAAGATATTGCTGCAGCTTTAGATTTACCACCAATCAAACTACATTGTAGTGTTTTAGCTGAAGAAAGTATTCGTAAAGCTATAGAAAACTGGGAAACTAAAATAAAACATAGAACACATAATCAAACAGAACGTTGGGAAGACCCTAACGGTTACGGATATTAAATAATGCCACACGCAGGACATTTTGGAGTAAAATCAGCAGCTAAACGTAATCGCATGGCTCGTAATAAAGCACGAGGTCAAGTTGTTAGTGATGAACAAATTGCTGATAACTGGGATAAAATTTTTAACAAAGACAAAAAAAAATGAAGCTTTCTCCACAAGAACAAGCAAATGTTCTTTCTAAAGAGGAGCTTAAAGAATTGATTAGACAACAATCATTAGCTTGTCATAATCAATAATTCGTTCATCTCGCAAGAGACGGAAGTAGGCTAGAAAGGAAAACCTCCCTATGATAGGGGTAAGCTAAGTACCAGTAATGGGAACAGAGACCGACATCTACCGAAGGAACGCATAGGCTGTCATTTAAATATGACTTAATATTAACCTATGAAAACTGGAGGCATGATATGGCTACTTACAGAGGTATCAAGATAACTCCTGAAAATACTCACGTTGAAAAAGTAAAAGCTCAACCGGGTATCTACAGAGGTATCAAGCATGATGCAGAACCTAGTAAGTCTAAAAAAGCCACTAACGGTATTTACCGTGGTGTGAAATGGACTGACTAAGCTAACTTCCTGAGTAAGAAATAAAACTGCTCAACTTATTTAAAATAAATTAGTATAATAGTATGAACATGTTACCAGATGGTTATATAAAAAGAACCACATCAACTATACCTTTTGGTTATGAGTATGATGAAATTACTGGCTATTTAAAACCTATAGAAGAAGAGTTAGAAGCTTTATTAACTGTAGAAAATATGATTGTTAATGAAGAAGTATCTTTACAAACTGCAGTAGATTGGCTAGAATATGAAACAGGTCGTAAGATTTCAACTCCCGGATTAAAAAAACACATAGATAAAAAGTATGGCACAAGAACTGAAAGACTGGGAAGAGAATCCTCATCTTTACTTGCAAGATAATGAAGGTAACTTTGTTTTAAAAAAAGACGGTACACCTAGAAAAAAAAGTGGTAGACCAGCTTTAAAAGATGAAGCAAAGTTTGCAGCTCATCGAGCAATCTCTCGAAAACAAAAAAATATTAAAAAGATTGAGCAGAAACTTAACAATGCTCGTAAGTCTTTAAAAAAACAAAAAAATACTTTACAAGATTTAAGTGGTAATGAAAAAAATATTGCTACCACTGATGAGTTAGACAAATTACCTGCAACAGTTAAAAAAGATTTAGAAGATGCTAATGTTTTATTTCATGCTAACGAAGGACCACAAACAGATTTCTTAGCTGCAGACGAAAAAGATGTCCTTTACGGTGGTGCAGCAGGGGGTGGAAAATCATACGCAATGTTGGTTGACCCACTGAGATATGCTCACCGTAAAGCTCACCGTGCCTTAATCTTACGTAGGTCTATGCCAGAACTACGAGAGATGATTGATAAATCTCGTGAACTATATCCTCAAGCATTTCCCGGAGCTAAGTTTAGAGAAGTAGAAAAGCTTTGGAACTTTCCAAGTGGTGCAAAGATAGAGTTTGGTTTCTTAGAAAGAGATGCAGATGTTTATCGTTATCAAGGACAAGCATACTCTTGGATTGGCTTTGATGAGATTACCCATTTACCTACAGAGTTTAGTTGGAACTATCTAGCATCTAGACTTAGAACAACTGACCCTGAAATTAAAACTTATTTACGTTGCACTGCTAACCCCGGTGGTGTTGGCTCTACGTGGGTAAAACGTAGATACATAGACCCTTATGAACCTAATAAAAGTTTTTTAGGTACAGATGGACTAAGTCGTAAATTTATTCCAGCTAAATTAGCAGATAATCCATACTTAGCTGATGATGGTATTTACGAACAAATGCTTAATTCGTTACCGCCAATACAGCGTAGACAGTTATTAGAAGGTAACTGGGATGTCGCTGAAGGTGCTGCTTTTGTAGAATTTGACCCTACCGTACATGTAATACCACCATTTGAGATACCTTTATCATGGGAAAGAACCAAAGGTATTGACTACGGTTATGCCTCTGAAAGTTGTTGTTTATGGGGAACTATTGATATAAATGATGGAACTTTAATAATTTATAGAGAATTATACAAAAAAGGCTTGACAGGTGAAGAATTAGGTAGTATAATAACAGATATGGAAGTGGTAGACCCATTTTCAGTAAATGGTGTATTGGATACTGCAGCTTGGGCTAGAACAGGTACAACTGGTCCTACCGTTGGAGAAGCTTTGTTACGAGCAGGTCATAAGTTAAGACGTGCCGATAAAAATCGTATACAAGGCAAGATTCAGATACATGAATTTTTAAAAGTAAAAGATAACGGTAGACCTAAGTTGCAAATATTCAATACTTGCCAAAACTTAATAAGAGAATTACAAAGCATACCGTTATCAAAAACGAATCCAGAGGATGTAGATACACACGCTTCTGACCATGCATACGATGCATTAAGATATATGATAATGAGCAGACCAAGAATGGAAAGCCCATTAGAAAGACTTAGAGGTTACAAACGTGATATATTCAAACCTGCTGATTCAGATTTTGGTTATTGATAATGGCAGAAAACGAAAATACATTTTTGAATGCTGATAATATCTATGAAGATGTAGAGGGAGAAGCTGGTAAAAATTTATCTTTAGAAGAAGACCAGCAAAATAATTTAGTAGGTATCATTAAAAGTAGATTCGCTTTATCAGAAGAAGCTCGTAATGGTGATGAAAGAAGATGGCTCAGAGCTTACGAAAACTATAGAGGGCTATATAATAAATCAGTAAAATTTAGAGAGTCTGAAAAGTCTCGTATCTTTGTTAAGATAACTAAGACAAAAGTATTAGCTGCTTTTGGACAACTGGTAGATGTTATCTTTGGCACAGGTAAATTTCCTATTGGTATTGAAGAAACTAAAATACCTGAAGGCGAAAAAGAAAATGCTTACTTAGATACACAAAACCCACAAACGGGAATTGAATCTAATCTACCAGATAATATTGGTAATAGATTAGAAGATGCTCCAGTAGAAAGTATCTATGATGTTGGCTATGAAGGCGATGGTAAAACTTTAAAAGCTGGAGCAACGTTAGGCACTGGTATGTTTGAGGATGATATAGTTACTCAAGCAGATGAACAAGGGATGTTACAAGAGGGCTTAACTCCTAACCCACAAACACCTGAAGTTTCTCCAGCCCAAAAAGCTGCGAGAAGAATGGAAAAATTAATCCATGACCAAATAGAAGAATCTAATGGTGGTTCAGAAATAAGAAATGCTTTACTAGAAGCTTCACTATTAGGTACAGGAATTGTTAAAGGTCCATTTAATTTTAATAAAAAACTTCACAAGTGGGATACAAACGAAAGTGGCGAAAGACAATACAACCCTTTAGAAGTTAGAGTACCAAGAATTGAGTTTGTAAGTTGTTGGGATTTTTATCCAGACCCTGCAGCAACAAACATAGAAGAATGTGAATATGTAGTACATAGACACAAAATGAATCGTAGTCAGTTAAGGCAATTAAGAAACATGCCTTACTTTGATGAAAATGCCATCAGGGAATGTATACAAGATGGACCAAACTACGAAGACAAAGATTTTGAATCGCAACTAAGAGACGATTATCAGTTAGACGATACTTACATGGCTAACTTTGAAGTCCTTGAATACTGGGGTATTATGGATGCAGAGTATGCTAGAGAAGTTGGTATTGAACTTGATGATAATATTGATGACTTAGATGAGGTACAAATAAATGCATGGGTATGTGGTAACAAATTACTACGAGCAGTAATCAATCCATTTACACCATATCGCATACCATACAGTGCATTTCCTTATGAAAGAAACCCTTACAATTTCTTTGGTATAGGAGTAGCTGAGAATATGAATGATTCTCAACAAATTATGAATGGTCATGCTCGAATGGCTATTGATAATTTAGCATTAGCCGGTTCATTAGTATTTGATGTTGATGAATCAGCTTTGGTAGGTGGGCAAAATATGGAAGTCTATCCCGGCAAAATCTTTAGAAGACAAGCTGGTATGCCCGGTCAATCTATTTATGGTCTGAAGTTTCCAAACACAGCACCAGAAAATATGATGATGTTTGACCGTTTTAGACAACTTGCTGATGAACAAACTGGTATTCCAAGTTATTCACATGGACAAACAGGAGTTCAAAGTATGACAAGGACTGCTTCAGGTATGTCAATGTTATTAGGAGCAGCAAGTTTAAACATAAAAACAGTTGTTAAGAATCTTGATGACTTTTTACTAAAGCCACTAGGAGAGTCTTACTTTCAATGGAACATGCAGTTCTTTGAAGGAAGTCTTAATGTGGCAGGTGATTTAGAAGTTAAAGCAACTGGTACTAATAGCTTGATGCAGAAAGAAGTTAGAAGTCAAAGACTTACTATGTTCTTACAAACTGCACAAAGTCCTGCTATTGCACCATTTGTTAAAATATCTAAATTGGTTAGTGAACTTGCCTACAGCTTAGACCTCGACCCAGATGAAATTCTGAATGACCCAGAGGAAGCAGCTATCATGGCACAAATTATAGGAATGCAAAATGTTGGACAAAACACAGGCGAGGAAACTCAACCCGGTGGTCAACAACCAGCAGGTATGGGAGGTCTTGGTGGAACACCTGTCGAACCTCAAGACCTTGGAGCTACAGGCACTGGCGGTGGCAACATCGGAATCGGAGATGTACCGGTTGCAGGGGAGGATACATTCTCTGGCACGGTTGGAATCCCTACCGCAGCAGGTTAAAGAAGCACTTAGTAGATTAGAGGACTAATATGAAAAAAGGAATGTTAGATAACGATAAAAACCGTATGAACTATGCTGAAGGTGAATTAGTAAATCCTGAAAAAGCTGACTTAGATAAAGATGGTGAAATATCTTCTTACGAAGAAGCTAGGGGAAGAGCTATCGAAGAATCTATGAGAGAACAAAAACAAGAAGGTGGTATGATGATGGATGACCAAATGGATTCCATGATGCAAAGAGAAGAAACACCTGATATGGAAAATCAAATGGCAGATATGATGCCAGAAAAAACTGCAGAAGAAATGGAAATAGAAGAGTCTCAAGTTCCAGATGAAATGATGGAAGATAATTATATAGACTTTTTAATAGATGAAGCATTAGATGAAGATGAAGAAGAAATGCTTATGCAAGAATTACAAGCAAATCCACAACTTAGCATGTTGTTTGACAAAGTTATGGAAGTTGCAATGGAATTTTCAGGCTCTGGTCCAGTTGAAGGACCGGGCTCGGAAGTCTCTGATTCGATACCCGCAAGGTTGTCGGATGGAGAGTTTGTCTTTACTGCAAAGGCTGTAGAAGTTTTAGGAGCTGACAATTTAATGTCGCTAATGAAACAAGCTGAAGCTCAAGCGGAAG